TCGTCGGGGTAGCGGGATTCGAACCCACGACCCCCTGCTCCCAAAGCGTAATTCGGCGATTTTTGCAGATTTTTGCAGATTTTTATTTTGTTTTGTAAATGTCTGTTTCTCAGATGCAAATATAGCTATTTTATTTCAATCTGTTTTTGCTTATTTCGATTAAATCCGTATATTTGTGTGTAAATTGTGTACCGCAAATTAAAATTTATACACAAAATGAACTATTCATAGCCGCAATGTTTGATACCGCGCACCCGAAAAAGTCCGGTAAGTGCCCCGTAAAAATCCGTGTTACCTACAATCGAGTGCGGAACTATTATCCGACTGGAAAGGATTTATCGCCGGAGGAATGGGAAATACTGCCGACTACAAAGGTGCGTGCACTTGTGGCGATCCGTAAGGACATCGAAAGCAGCTACCAGATCGTGCGGGCGGCTGTTGAGGAGTTGGCAGGGGCTGGCGGGTTCTCGCTCGACGCTCTCAATAACCGACTAAAAGGCGCAGCATCCGATACGGTTAATACGATGTTTCGGGCGAAAATAGCAGAATTGGAGAAGGCCGGACGTGTAGGAAATATGTTGATATACGACAATGTATTGAAGGGGTTGGAGCGGTTTGCCGGGATGCGGATTCGGTTCGATGTTATCACGGTGGCGTGGTTGGGAAAGTATGCCGATTTCATGCGTAAAGAAGGGAAGCGGCAAACTACAATAGCAATTCACCTGCGAACGTTGCGCGCAGTCCTCAACGATGCAAAGCGCTTGGGAGTGCTCAAAGAATCGCAATACCCGTTTGGCCGGGGACGATACGAAATACAAGCCGGTACGGGGCGCAAAATGGCCCTTACTTTGGAGCAAATAGGGCAAATAGCCAATTATGACGATGGGAGCGAGGCGACGGCCAAATACCGCGATTATTGGCTATTTCTCTACCTGTGCAATGGGATTAATGTTGCCGACTTCGTGAAGTTGAGGTACAGGGACATTGTGAACGGCGAAATTTGTTTTGTCCGGCAAAAGACTGAATCCACCAGCCGAACATTGCGGGATATACAGGCGGTATTGACGCCTCCGATGCAGGCTATTATCGACCGCTGGGGGCAAACACCGCGGCCCGACGCGTTTATTTTTCCAATATTGACAGGGAAAGAAGATGCTATAACCCGTAAGAATAAAACCAAGTATCTGACCCGTGCGATCAACAAGCGCATGAAGGAGGTCGGCGAAAAGCTCGGTATCGGCAATATCTCGACCTATACGGCTCGGCATTCGTTCGCCACCGTGTTGAAGCGGGCAGGAGCTAACATTGCCTATATCTCGGAAAGCCTCGGACACCAGGACTTGAAAACAACCGAGAATTACCTCGCCAGCTTTGAGCGGGAAGAACGCGAAAAAAATGCGGAATTATTAACGAAATTTTAAATCAAGATGAATAAGTTATTCGAATGGTTAGATCAGATTGAGACTATCATATATGCAATCGCAGAGTTCGATGCCGGTGATATGTCGTATGATGATTTTTTACTTACAGGGGGGCGTCTAAAAAAAACTTATCGGGATGAGTTTTACACACCTGATGATGATAATTTATCGCGTAAGAAGCCCGTTTATAAAGATATTGCTCAAGAATTGGAAATTATATTAAGTTCTTCAAACCGTGAAGGGGGAATTTTTCTACTCAAACGCATCTCTAAAAGATTGGTTCGAATCTATGAATGGATGGTAAATTTAAATTTGTATTGGAAGGAGTGGAAAGAACGGCCAACACGTACAACAATGGGAAATTACTTATTGCAATATCCTAATGATTTAAGGGGATTTGTGCGCATATCACTTATCCAACCAATATTATTCGGTATTAATATTCTTGATATATGCACTGATTTGAATATAGGTGGTAAGGATATTAAACTTGATATACCGAAAGAATTACTATTGTTTCATAATGTTTTAAAACGGTATGAGCAAAACAATAGCAATGATGAATTAGATAAAAACTGCAAATATAAAACCCTTCCACGTACCCACAGAATCGCCGCAGTTTGGGGGGTGATTAATAAATTGAACCTCCAAGCACATATGGATAAAACAAACCTCGCTGCTTTTGTTGAAGCGGTTACAGGCGGAAATATAGAGTGCAAACCCAAAGATACGGTATCCTATAAAGAGCCAGAAAAGACTGCAAAAGAGGCTGCTGACGAATGGCTAAAAAAAATAGGGGTGAAATGAAAATTTAGGACGTCCGACGTTTAGTCCGACGTCCTTTTTGTTTGCTCCTTTGCATCGTGATCGATCACTAACGCCCGGACGCGGGCAAGTGTTCAATTTTTAAAACTTCACGATGCTATGGATAACACCGTAATCGTAACAACTCCCGCGCAACTGCAATCCATCATTACCGATGCAGTAAACGCGATTCTTCCCAAGCTCGCCGACTTCCGGCGCAAAAATGAGCCCGTCGAGACAGACGGAGTGAATATTGGGGACGCCGCCCGGTTCCTGACCGAGCAGGGCGTCCCCACTACTCGGGCAACGCTCTACAATCACATACACAAAAATACGATCCCGTACAAGAAGGTCGGACGCCGCATAGTGTTCTCGAAAAAGGCGCTTTTGGCGTGGGTTGATTCACGCACCGTTCGTCCGGAGGACAAGCGAACTGCTGCTACATTGCGTATTGCCGAAAGTGCCAACCGTAAATAACACCAGGGCTATGTATGAAATGAAGATCGCCGCCGGCGCTCGAAGCGAGCGCGCAGCGGCAACCCTTGGTGTCCATACCGACAAAGGTACGCAAAAAACTTTGGCTTTCCACCAGCAGAGGGTCTATGATTTGCTTCAATCATGCAAAAAATATTCTGCCGCAGACATTTCCGTCGCCCTGCGATTGTCTGACCCTCGGAGCTGCATACGCGATTTGAGGGCCAAAGGCATCGACATCCTCGATGAATGGGTGCCCAGCGAGCACGGTTCTCGTTTCAAAAGGTATTATTTGGAAGGAGGTGCGGAATGATTAGCAAGGGTTTCTATGTATGGACGAGTGATGATAGGTTTAAAAACTTAAGTCCTATCGAAATCTTCATCAATTCAAATGGCGGTATCACATTATGCGAAGAATCCGACGATAACATGCCAATTGAGTTGCAAAGTCTCATCGCCTTATCCCCCGATATGGTGGATGATGTAATCGAAGCTTTACGTGTGTTAAAATCCGAAATATAGCTCCCTATGAAACGAACAAATAGAAATTATTTCCCCCACGAATACACCGCTAAAGATGATCCAAAATGCGAGCGGTTAATCTTCAAGATGGGGATGGAAGGTTACGGCATATTTTGGGCCTTGCTGGAAGTTTTAAGAGCGCAACCCGACTATACTTATCCATTGGAAAACATCCCACTTGTGGCGTACAAATATCGCACAGAATCGGAAAAGGTGCGCCGCGTTGTATTTGATTTCGGACTATTTAATGTTGTTGATGATAAAATATTCTTTTCCAATGGGTTAATACGTCGTATGCAGCCTATGGACGAAGAACATAAAAGCAGATCCGAAGGGGGTAAAAAAGGAATGGCGAACCGATGGAAAAATAACTCAGTTATTAAGAGTGCTAATAACACAGTTGATAACTCAGTTAGTAACACTCTTAATAACAATAAGAATAGAATAGATAAGAACAGAACAGATAAAAAAAAAAAACCCCCTAGAAGAAAAAAAAAAGCGGCGGCACCGGGCGGGGGGAGGGGACTACCAAACGCACGGCGTTTGTCGTCCCCTCGCTCGAAATAGTCAAAGATTATTTTTCTACGATCAAAGGAGGCGATACGGATGCGGAATGCTTTTACGACTATTTCACGGCTAACGGCTGGCGAACCGGTAAAAATCCGATAAAAGACTGGAAAGCCGCCGCGCGAAATTGGATGCGCCGCAAATCCGAGTTTAACACCACAACCCAAAAACACCCGAACAATGAAACGCGAAAAACAAACTTCTTATAACCGCCCGGCGCCCGTCGAGGGATTACCGGAATCGCCCGAGCTCGAAAGAGCTGTTTTAGGTGCCTTGATTCTTGAGCCTGGTCAGCTGCCCTACTTGATGGAGATCATCGGAATTTCGGCCTTTTCTGACCCAAATAATGGCAAGATCTACGGCGAGATGCTCTCGATGTTGGAGCGAGGCGATAAAATCGACCTCTATACGCTTTCACAACGGCCGGAACTCAAAGGCCGGGATATGTTGCGCTACCTCTCGGAACTGACCAGCGTAGTAGGCTCAGGCGCTAACATGCTGGATCATGCCCGGCAGCTCGCAGACACCGAAACCCGGCGGCGTTTATGCCTTTTCGGCTACGAACTCGCGGCACGCGCTGTGTCGGATCCCGACGGCGTTGTGGATTGGGCTACATCGGAGATAACCGCAATTGCAGACCGGGTCTCGCGGCCGGATGACATTACGCCGTTGTCGGAAGTCGTGCGAGCTACCATCGACGACCTGGAACGACGACAGCAGGCCAGGCAAGCGGGCGAGTGTATCGGCATTCCTACCGGGTTGCAGCGGCTCGACGCATTGACCGGAGGCTGGAGAGGCGGGCAGCTCGTGGTATTGGCAGGCAGGCCGGGAATGGGCAAAAGTGCTACGATGCTACATTTTGCCCGTGCTGCGGCCGCGTCGGGCGTTCCGGTGTGTATCTATTCGCTGGAAATGCTCGCCGGGCAGCTGGCCGGGCGTATGCTGGTCGGCAGCTCGGGTGTAGATTCGGGAGCGTTTCGCACCGGTAATGTCGACGCTTCGGGCTGGACGAAGATAGAGACGGCCGGCGCCACCCTTTCGGCTATGCCTGTCTTCCTTAATGACCGGGCTAACATCACGATGGGCGCTATACGCTCGCAATGTAAGGCGATGCACCGCCGGGGACGGTGCGGGATGGTCATTATCGACTACCTGCAACTTCTCGACACCTCGACCCGCAACCCGAATACGACCCGCGAGCGGGAGATTGCCGCCATCAGCCGTTCGGCCAAACTGCTGGCCAAGGAATTCGACGTGCCCGTCATTCTGATATCGCAGTTGTCGCGCGACATCGAAAAAAGAGCCGATAAAACGCCGCTATTATCTGACCTTAGGGAGTCGGGAGCCATTGAGCAGGATGCCGACATGGTGCTGTTCCTCGATCGTCCGGTGATGTACGGGCGAACCGAGATAGACGCGGGCCGATACGGGATCATTCCGGCCGAGGGGGTGGGGCTGATGCATATCACCAAGAACCGAGAGGGCGCGACAGGGTGCATTTGTTTTCGACATAACGAGAGCCTGACCCGGATAGCCGACTACGACAGCCCCGCGACGGATGTAGCTGAGGAGGCCGAGCCGTTTTGACGCAATACGCAATTTAAGCGCATGAAAATACCCACGTGGGACAAGTACCCACAACACGAAAGAAAATCGAAAATTCAGAAACAATATATGAAAAAGCGGATGTTTTACCCGCCATTGCGGGACGAGTTTACAAAATTCGGCGACAAATTCGAGAAAATCGCCCATAACGACGCCAACGGAATATACTGCTACAAGCGCACCACCTCTGACGGGCTGACCTATTACGAGGCGTTCAAAGCCCCCGAAGCGAAAGACGAGGACGGCAACGCCTACGAACGCTATCCGAGTTCTTCCGACTTCGGTTTTAGCACGGCCCTATGTATCCGGGGTGACGAAAGGCACGCCGCTGACAAAATCGCATTCTATATGGCCAACGGTTTCGAGGCGGGGAGGTTCCGTGCATGACTGGCCGACAGGTGCAAATAACCCAAGAAACAACCATTTTTCAACTAATAAAACAACCATGAAGCAGATCAAGATCGACAACCAACACGGTATCGGGCTGACGCTCGACCGCGTAACGACCACGATTGTAGACAGCAACGGCACACACAGGGGTGATGACGAAATTATCCTGTACGTCCCGGACGCAAGCGATTACGACACGGATTTCATACAGGGCAACTGCGCAATGCTGTGTTTTAGCCCTGCCCAAGCCATAAGATTGGCGCGTAGACTATTGAGGCTGGCAGGAAAGGCAAAAAAAAACATAGGCGGATCCACGCCGCCTATGCCCAACCCAAAATCGTAACCATCCTATGAAAGCCACAGGCAAATGTAATTGTGAAACATTAAAAAACAACTAAAACCATGCAAGAGCAAGACAAACAGCGGGGTGTGTACATCCCCGAGTATGAAGAAGAGGACAAGGCATTAGCGAAAGAGTGGGCGCAGGCACTTCCCGACGCCGAGCATCCCGGTTATGTCCCCAAAGATTCGGCCATAAATCCGAATATCCGGTTTTGAACCAATGCAAACTAAACTATTATCGAATATGAAAGCAAAGACAAATAAGCACGAAGAGTATATTAAAGCCCACGCAGCCGCTATTCCCCAACTTGAGGCCGCAATCCAGCAACTGAAAGTGGCGCGCCTGGACGTATCCACCGAAAGCATTGCGGACATTGTGCTGTCTGACAGCAAGGCGATCCGAACACAGGCGAAACGGCTTGCCGCCGAAGACGCGAAGCAGATCAAGATCGTAACGACACGGGAGGAGCTCACGGCGCGAGCAAGTGAGTACATGAATAGCGTCATCGATAATTCACAACAGGCGATCAAAAATGCGCTGCGTGTCGGTGAGGCTGATGCCCTCGACCCTAAGGCATTTATCGTAAGCGGGGATAAGGTCAAATTGTCTACCGACTGGCTGGCCGACCAGCACCAACGGCATACGCTCGAAGTGGCTGTTATGCGCGGGCGTGTACTTCAGCAATGCGAACAGGTGCGCCGTGCGGTTGAGGCATTGAATACTTTGATCGCGGATCACCCGAGTTTCAAGGCTGCGATCCTGCCGGAAGACACGGACTACCGTAGTGTCATTAGGGTATCATACGAAGGTACCATAGAACTCCATCCCGACGCGTTGGATTGCCTCAAAGAATAAGAGAGGGGGATAGTCCCTCTCTCTTATAAGGCATTGTCGAACGAAGCATTGCATTATTCGCAAAGGTAAGGATTATAAACATAATTAGCAAGCGGATAATGGGGAGAAGGACGGAAGGGCGGCCAACTATCGCCGACTATTCGGTGTGGACAAATGAACTGAGCCGGGAGGAACTGATGATAATTATAGACGGCATACGCAATCATCGGATCAACCGAGCCAAACGAAAACTCCAGTTTCTACGGGCGCAACGCGACCTCCACCGAGGGTATGGCCGGATGAGAAATAAACAAATAAATCAAAAACCAATCAAGGTATTACACCATGGAAAAAGTAAACAAAGAGATTATGATACAGACCTTAGCGGAACTTGCAGATATGTTACCCGCTGATGGCAGGAAAAGGGATTTTATCAGCATCCGTATTGCCCGGAGAGGCTACACGATATACAGGATGACCCCTCAGACCACAGCGGAGATCATGACAGCCCGGCATATTAATAAAGAGCCGGATAAGAGCGAAGCATGCATAGCAGCGATGGCGCATAGTGTCGCTCTGGCTATCGTTGGCAGCCGCAATGTATTCGCCGGGATCAGAATATGGTTTTTGCGTCGTCGGATAATGCGGCGGGCATCATTGCCCGAGCTGTTCGATGCATACAATAAAACCCTGGCGATGCTTCCTATTGAGGACATATCGCAAACAACCGCTATTATGCACGGTTTAGCCGAAACGATAGCCAAAGAACCCTAAAATAAACAACCCGCGTTATGGTTTTTACCGTAACGCGGGTAATCCAAACTTGCAACTACGGAGTTCCCTTAGAATAGCAAATTAATGAATTTTTTAATGAGTAGCAATGAGTGCATTATCATTCAAAATAAATGCGGACACCGCAAAGTTAAATAATTTTATCAAATCGCTGAAACTGTTATATCAGTTGTTGGAGAAATTTCCGTCTAACTCAGACGGGTTTAAAGTCATAAATCGCCATATTGCCGATATGGAGGCTCGCGTCGAACAGGCAATGCGCAAAATCGCCCAGATGGAGCAGCAGGCAATGGATGCGGCGTCCAAGGCTACTGCCTCGGCCACGACCGGAACTGCTGGCGGCGGTTCTACGGCGGGAACAGCGGCTACCCAGGCCGAAACTACGGCATATCATGACCTGCTTAGTGAGCTAAAAGCCGCTAACGACGAAAAAACAAAGGCAATAGCCCAAATTAGACTGTATTCAAATGAGATCGCACGATTAAAAGCGGATGTAACCGCGCTCAATAAGGAAGAGCAGCAGAACGGGCAATTGTCTGCAAAGAAAAGGGCGCAAGTATTGGACGCTGCCGTATCTATCGAGGAATACAAGCAGGAAATATCCCAATTGAGGCGGGAGCTTGCCAACCAAATCAAATTGGAGCAGACTGCCATCGGCTCAATCAACGAAATGTCCCAGGCACTTACCCGTATGCGTGCGGTGTATAAAAATATGAGCGCCGCGGATCGTGAGGGGGCGCAAGGGCAAACGATGCTTAAAAACATCGAATCGCTCGACACGAAGATCAAAGAACTGGATGCATCAATGGGCGTCCATACTCGCAATGTAGGTAATTATGCCTCGGGATTCGATGAAATAGCACGGGCGAAGAAATCGGTTGATGAATTGAAGAAAGCCGGGCAAACCTTCACGCCCGTATGGAAACAGATAGCATCGTCGATCTTCTCCTGGCAAACCCTGCTTGTGGCAGGCGTAACCGTGCTTACCCTTTACGGCAAGGAGATAACCAGCTGGGTAGCAAGTCTTTTTAGAGCAGACAAATCGCTGGATTCGGTAATTAAGAATGTCGATCAGTTCAATAGCCAAGTTGCGACCAGCAGAGGGGAATTACAACGCGAATTTCGTGCTTTATCCCAAGCAAAGAAAGGCACCACAGAATATGCATTAGCACGCCAGACAATAATGGATAAATACGATAAATATTTGTCCAATCAGCGTGCTGAAATACAGAATCTGGAGGATATGCGTGGTGCCTATGAAGTGCTGTTGAGAAACGTTACTGCCACGTCTGTAGCCAAAGGATTGGAGGAAGCGAATGCTAACGCTGCAACTGAATATAGTGAGGCTTTAAATAAAGCATTTGAAGGCGTTCAGGCTAAATTTATTGCAAAGTTCGGCAAAGAAACAGGAATAACTTACTTTACAAGATTCCGCGAAGGATTACAAAGCGGGGTTCCTGAATTAGAGAAAGAAGCGCTGGAGATATACAAGATGTTTGAGGGGGCGCCTGACGGCATGAATGTTATTGACACGTGGAAAGAGATATTTACAGGCAAAGCGATAGGGACAACTACTCATAACGCATTGGAAAACAGCTTTAATAGCGCACGTGAAGCTACAATGCGCTATAATGAAACTCTTTCTGCCAATAAAGTTGCAATGCAAGCTCTGTTAGATATGTATAATATCTCGGCAAAAGATATTGGTAAGGATGGCAAAGCGACAGAAGATATAGTAGAGCAGAAGAAAAAGGAAATCGCAGAAATAGAAAAAACCATTGCCAAGACCCCGGAAGAGGTGGCTGCCCGGAACAGAAAATTAGGAGTCCTAAAAAAAGAGTTGCAAGCACTTGAAGAATTAGGGGTAACAACTAAAGGGCAAATCGAATTAGACGAAAAACGCAAACAAATACGGCGCGAAATGCGTGATCTTGCATTCGAAACCAGACAGACTGAGATTAATACGATGCCTGATGGTACGGATAAGAATATAGCCCAAATAGAACTTGATTTTCAAAAGCGAGAAGCGGCAATCATAGATAGCGCTGAAAGAATCCGAGAACTACAGCAGCAAGAACTTACCAAAGAGCAGCGGGAACTTATCCAAGCTCGCCGGAAAGCTAATGCAGCGATAAAGAATGAAGATTGGGATGCCGCGTTCCTATCTGAAGCTGGCATTGAAAACACAGAGGAATATCTCAACAAGCAACTGCAAGCATGGAACGAGTACTACATGAAATATGGGACGCTCCTCGAAAAAATACAGGCTACAAAGTCCTATTATGACAAGAAGATCAGCGAAACCGAAGATGCGGGTGCAGTTGCAGCTTTGGAGGCAGAAAAGAACGCCGCCCTGGCCACGCTCGAAGTCGAAGGAGGTACTTTTGTGGATGATCTTGTCGGTAAAACCGAGGAATACATAACAAGGATTAAAGATGAAATAAAAGCTGCTATTAGCGCCCTGGAAGGCGAATATAATAAGTTGCCGTCGTCCGATTCCAAACAGGGAGAACAAATACGGAATCAAATAAACGTCCTACGGGCACAGTTATCGGCGCTTCAAAGGATGGATCCAGTGAGCGATGATGAACACAGCGAATCATTTAAGAAATGGCAAAAGCTATATAATACTCTCACCAAAATTGAGGGGCAATTTAACGATATAGGCGAAGCTGCTGGCGGAGCAATGGGGGAAGTAATATCCACGGCGAGCAAAATTACTACCAGCTCGTTGCAAATGATTAACAGCATTAAAACACTTGCGGAAAGTTCGGCGGAAGGTATTGAAACAACGGGAGAAGTGGCCGCTACCACTATTCAGAAAGTAGAGCGGGCATCTGTAATTCTTGCCATTATCCAGGCAGCACTACAAATCATACAAAGCATCGCAAGTCTTTTCGGAGATACAGAAACCTCGATGGAACGAAATATCCGGGAGGCGCAAGAACTGAACGAGGAGTTGCGGGTAATGAATGAGCGTGCCCGCCTGAACGCCGATATATTCTCAACTATTTTCGGCGAAGATGCTTTTGGAAGCTATACCAACAATGTCAAAGCCCTAAGCGATGCCATGAGGGACTATCAGGCCACGATGGATAAAATAAAGAATCGCGGCATAGAAAAGACAATCGGCGGCATAGGCAGTAATACAGGACTGGCAAATCTCTATAATTATGATTTTGTGTGGGAAAGCATATCGGAATCTATAGCCAACATGATGAACCAAGTGCGGCATTCTACATGGTTAAGGGATGCAAAATATAAAAAGTTAAAAGATGTTGTCCCCGAACTGTTTGAAGAAAGTGGAATGATAAATATGCAAGCCCTTAAAGAATTCGTAGAAGGGAATAGCGATACTTTCAAACACCTCTCCAAAGAAAATCAGACCTATCTTAAAGAGTTGGTTAATAATTGGGAAACCTATGAAGAAGCCGTAAAAGCAGCAAACGACTATCTTAACGGTCTGTTCGGCGATTTAGGCTCTACAATCACAGATGCCTTGGTTGATTCCTTTGAAAAAGGAATAAATGCTGCTGACGCTTTCGGAGAAGCCGCGGGGGATATGTTAAAAAACCTGGCAAAACAGGTGTTATACACCGCGACAATCGCACCTGTGATTGAAGACGCGCAAAAGAAAATAGATGAGATAAACAGGGATGCAGGGCTTAGCGATGAACAACGATTCGATGCCCTGGCAGGCGTTGTGGGCGATCTTTTGGACGATGTTATGGCACAACAGCAATTGGGCCAAGAGCTATGGGATCGACTTCAACAGGCCGCAGAAGAGCGCGGGATAGACTGGGACGAAGGAGCCGCCAGCCAACAAGCAACATCCCGGGGCTTTCAAGCGATGTCGCAAGACACTGGAGACGAGCTAAACGGCCGCTTCACCGACATTCAAGGCAAAGTAACCGACATCCGAAACGCTGTAATGTCACAACTTCAAATGCGCGATTCGGTAGAAGGAATTATAGAATCAATACACAATTGTCTGAATATGGATTCGAGAATCGACGAATTGTCAGCCGCTTATTACGAAAGTTTGCGTATTGATGTGGAAACCCTTTTAGAGGTTAGGGAAATAAACGTAAGCACCAAAAGCATGGATAAGACATTGGGGCGCATAGAGGACGGTATAAACAGGATTCGGAAAAATACTGAATCACTTTAATTTGATAACATCTATCCCGGAATGTATCTTTGAAATAGATTCCGGGATATTTTTGTAAGCGATTATTATTTCCTATATTTGGTTGTATAAACTATCTATCTATCTATCTATCTATGAAAAAAAATAATATCATTTACATTATTGCCATATTGGTATTTTCAGGCTGTAAAAACATTGGAAAACAGGAATATATATACATTCAAACAACGATAAATGGAGCGGAAGAATCTTCGTCTATTTATGAAAAATCGGATTCAGCAGCATATTGGGAAGCATTAAGCAAATTTCAATTTTTCAAAACTACAGCACGACAAACTAATGCCCTTGATCGCACGCCTATATATTTCGTATTGAAGGATAAAAAAGGAAAGACAATCTATTTTCCTGATGCGGAAAAGGAATACAACGAAATTATCCAAAAATTATATGCGGGTGATGATAAATTTACTCCCGAAAATATTAATAAAACGTATGGAGGTGCCGAATTTGGTATGAGCATAGAGCAAGTTAGAGATTTACCCACTTTTCGTAATTGGACAGTTTATGATGATAGAATTGTAAAATACAACCATACTTTGGGTGAGCGAAAATATGATGTAAAACTATTATTTGGTAATAATCAATTATATGCGATAAGATTCACGTCAACGTCTTTTGAAAATGCAGTTCACCTCAATACGTCAATAAAAAATGATGTCGATAATTTCAAAAATATTATCGCCAAAGTATACGGAGAACCTATTTTTTATTATGGAATGCCTTCTGCGAAACAATTAACGGAAGGATATACTCGATGGGTGTACCGATGGAAAATCGCTAACAAACATATTAACATTGGAGTTGCCGAGAGCCAGAATGGAGCTGAATATATAATGAATGCTGAAATTATTGATACTCAAAGGGAAAATGCTTTAAAATTAGATATGGAAAGAATGAAGTTAAAAAGTATAGAGGAAGCTACAAAACAATTCTAAGACCAAATAAAGGCCGGATACATTCCGGCCTTTATACTTAATTGGCTACGCTTACTAACTTTGTTAGCGTCCGCTATGCCTCGTACCCCTCGTAATAGTACGATTGTTCTATTCCCTTGAAAATCACCTCCCGATCATCCGTGCGGTCGGTCAATGCCTGGCCGAGCAAGGCGCGTAATTCCAGGTCATTGATCGGGCTGCGCTCCATAGCCTGCAAATACAAATCCTTATCCACCTTCCGCCAGTCCACAACCTGCATCAATCGTTTTTTCAGCATCATGTCGAGCCAAATGCGGGTTGCTCGTCCGTTGCCCTCCATGAACGGGTGGGCGATGTTCATTTCGACGTATTTCGCAATTATTTCCTCAAAGGTTGTTTCCGGCATTTGCTCGATCACCGGGAGGATGGCACCCAGATAAAGGCAATTTGCAAATCGGAAACCACCCTTTGCGATATTCAGCGTCCGGATTTTTCCGGCAAAGTCGTACAACCCACCGAACAAATAGCGGTGAATCTCACAAAGCCCGGCCACGGTTCCGACCTCTATGCGGTCGATGTCCCCCGATTCGAATAGGGCGCGCGCCTGTTCGAGGCTTTGGGCGTCTATTTGGTCTGTTTTCTTTCCCATAATTTATTCTCCCTTCTCCACCTTGATAAGTTTGCCGCAATGCGGGCAATGTATTACACCCTCTTTCGGGGCGGCGAACAACTCCGACACCTCAACACCCAACACGCCCGCAATCTTTTCGAGCAACGGCAACGATGTACTACCACTTGCTGCC